AAACCATTGAAAGAACGTCTTAAGCACGAAGCTCAGAGTCTTAATTATATGAAGCAAACTTCTAAAGGAGTATTACCTTTATGACTAACGGTACATTTTTTAAATCAGAACAAGTACAAGAGAATTTAAATGATATATTTAATACCTATCACGAGATAGCATCTGTAACTAACCAACTACCATCAATGAGTATGGAAGAGAGGGTAGAACATATTGATAGGTGTAAGGTATTGATTGATAAACAGAAGACTTTTTTCTTTAGGTTATGTCTTGCAGCTAAAGATGATGCTGAGGCAGCAGATATGAAGATGAGAATAAATGCATTGTCTCAAGCTTTTGGTTATGCAGATCTTACTGCTTGTATGGATGCTATGATAGCAACCCTTGACAATTCAAAAGGGTCTATTGACAAGACCTAAATAGTATGCTACGATTACACAGTAGCATTTCAATACACTCAATACGGAGAATACGATTATGTCATTTGCTTCACTAAAGAAGGCTGCCAATAAAGGTAGTACTCTTAGTAAACTGACACAAGAGATAGAAAAACTAAACCAACCTCAAGGTGGTGGAGGTTCTGACGAACGTCTTTGGAAACCTGAGTTGGACAAGTCTGGTAACGGTTATGCTGTTATTAGATTCCTTCCTGCTCCAGACGG